ATTGATAGAGTTATGTGTGTGATGGAAGGTAATGAGAAAGAAGTCTTATTATGGTCACATACAGCAAGTCAAAGAGTTAATTGTGCTGATCACAATGAATTTATAGAGGAGTATAGTTATGCCTAAGAAAAAATATGAGTTGAATGTTGAAGCCGTTGATAAGAAAGACGCTGAAGCAAAAAGAATGTTGGCAAAGTTAAGCGGTAAGAAAATATTCAAAGCTGAAAAGCGAAGACGATTCGTAAGAGTTGATACAGTTTTCATTGCGGCTGATAGTGCTGAACAAGCAATGCAAAAGTACGAAGAAAACAGTTTAATGAATTGTGTCATAGGCGAAAGAAATGACGATGGCGTGGATCAAGTAAGATGTGAACCATATGCATTCGAAGATAAAGAATGGTATGATATGGAAGATCATATGTTTAGTCATTTTACTGCCGTTGATTATGATGACAAAGACAAATATCACAGAAAGTTGATAGAAAAAGCAACAGATAAATAACAGTATTGCTGATGAGAATCAGTAGTAAGAGTGAGTACTCTTATGTTGCGGTTAGTGGGTAATAATGCGACATTGTATTTCTCCAAAATATACTACAAAGCTCACTAACCGCATAAATAACATTACATTAATTTTACCAGGTTAATGTCCTTTAATAATTAAAATAATATAGCATATCAAAGAAAAACCCGCAATATGAAAATACTGCGGGTTTTTTAATGACCTAAAGCTCTAAGGATAGTGTATATGAGCGTACATTATGGAAATAGAAAGAGCTTTAGGTACTACTCAACACAAAGTTATAGTAGCATATGTATTTATTATGTCAACCTATATCTGTACAGATAATCAAGATATATCGATGATAAATAACAATGTAATTAACATCTGTTCGGTTAATGGCATTAGCAATGTGGGAAACACAGTAAAAACACTCATAATGAGGATATACATATGAAAACAGCAAAACAATTAAGCCAGGTACACCCTGGTTATTCAGAATACGCATATCGTTGGGATTATTATATGAGATCCTATATGGGTGCTGAAGAATACAGAGATGGTGCTTATTTAAGAAAATATATAGCGGAAGATCAAGCACCTGGAAATCAATATCAACAAAGACTAATAGATACTGCATTACAAAACCATGTGCGTCAAACAGTTGATGCATATCGTAGTTTCCTATTTAGAAATCCGCCAAGTAGAACATTGGGTAAATTATCAGAAGACCCATTCATAAGAGATTTTTTAGAAAACGCTGATTTAGACAACACAACATTCAATGACTTTATGCGTGAGGTTAACGATATGGTCACAATTTACGGTGGCTGTTGGGTTGGCGTTGATAGACCAGCATATCAAGTTGATACAGTAGCACAAGAAATAGCAGAAGGTATCAGAAGTTATGTGACATTGTACAGTCCTACAAATGTCAGAGACTGGTGTTATAGAAAGAAAATAAACGGACAACAAGTACTTGATAGTATCACTGTAGTTGATGAAGCACATCACAGCTACGATGTACTAAGAGTATGGTATGAAGATCGTATTGAGGTATACAAAGTTGCAAAAGGTGCAACAGAATACACAGGCAGTGATATAAGTGAGACTGCAAACATAAAAGATAGTTTAGTTATCGATTATGGAGAGATTTTAGAATATAATGAATATGCTAACCCGTTGGGTTATATTCCATTTATTCATGTACAGACAGACAAGAGCTTCCACAAGGGCATAGGTACAAGCGCCGTTGGTGATGTATGTGATCTGCAAAGAGAAATATACAACTTGACATCCGAATTGTACCAGACTATCAGAATATCGTCGGCCCCAAGCATAGTGGCGGAACCAGCGGCAGAAATTACAGGTGGAGCAGGTGCGATTATCACAATCCCTGAAACCACTACAAATACACCATATCTATTGCAACCAACAGGTGCAAGTGTTGATGGTATATTGAAAAGCATAGAACAAAAGGTAAGTGCAATTGATGACTTGACTCACTTAACAGCTATTAAGGCTAAAAAAGGAGCTCAAAGTGGAGTATCATTGCAAATAGAAAAAGAAATGTTAAATGCTAAATTAGCAGATACGGCTGGAGTTTTAGAAAGTACAGAAAGAAAAATTTGGAAGATGTGGTTTGATTGGCAGGGCATAGAACCTGATGAGAACTTTTACATCGCATATGAAAAGAAATTTGATCTTCGTGATAAACATCAGGAACTTGCGTTGTTTGACAAAGCGGCGAAAGCAGTTCCACACGATAGTTTTTTACACTATATGCATCAAGAAATAGCAAGGTTATTGATCACAGACGAAAGTGATTTACAAGAGATTCTTGATAATATAGCAGAAGATCATAAGGCTATGGATATTCAAACACCAAACATTGGTAATGAATAAATAGCAATACACTGATAGGTTTAATAAAACCCCCAAATATCAGTTTTATCCTTGCAAGGGAGATATCGTAATATGAACGAAGAAAATAAAATCATAGAAAATACTGAAGCTGAAGCTACTGGAGCTACAGAAGTTCAGGAAAAAGAAACAAACCAGGCTGAAAAAGTATTCCGTCAAGAAGATGTTGATCGTATTATCGCAAACAGACTAAAACAAGTAGAGCGTAAGTACGAAGATATTGATATTGAAGAATACAGATCATTGAAATCACAGGCAGAACAGGCCAAAGAAAAACAAATGATCAAAAAAGAGCAATTTGAACAACTATTACAAAAGCAAAAAGCTGAAGCTGACTCTAAATTAAGAGATATGCAAAAGAAATTGGAAACAGTCCACATTGACGGTGCATTATTAAGTGCGGCAAGTAAGCATAAAGCTGTAAATCCAGACCATGTAGCTAACCTATTGAAAAATAGTGTTAGATTAAATGATCAAGGTCAAGTGGAAGTACTAGATTCAAATGGCCAACAGCGTTATAATACTGACACAGCAGAACCAACAACAGTTGAAGAAGCAGTAGCAGAATTTATTAACGCGAACGCATACTTGAGAGCGGCTCAACCAGCAGGTGGCGGTTCACAAGGCAATGCAACACATACAACCTCAAGAGAGGTTAAATTATCTGATCTCGATATGAAAAACCCAGAACATCGTAAGATTTATCAAGAGAAGTTCGCGGTTGGACAAACGAGAAAGTTTAGTACTAATTTATAATTAGTATTTTTATAAAGGAAAATAAAAATGGCAAACGAACTAGACACAGGAAATTCAGCCGGCGTATTGTTTCAAAATATTCAACAAGCGGCTCAATTTACTATGAACGAAAATGCATTACTAAGAAATTTAGTGACTGTATATGATATGCAAGGCACACCAGGCTTAAAAGCTTCTGTACCTGTATATCCAAAAGTATCAGGTTTAACAGCTTTACAAGCTGGTGAAAACCTAACAAACACAGATATCGCGGCAACAGCAGTTGAAATTGAAGCTAAAGAATTTGGCGCAATGACAACTATCCAAGATATCGTTGTAGAAGCATCACCATTATCTGTCGCACAAGACGCTGGAAAAGTACTCGGTGACGCCGTAGCACAAGCTATGGATGAGGTCATTGTTGACTTATTCTCATCAGCAACAACTGATGTTGGAACATCAACAGGTGAATTAACTATTGATCACATCTTAAAAGCGGCGGCTACATTAAGAAATAAATCTGTCCCGATGGACGGTTTAGTAGCAGTTGTAAACCCATTAGCGGCATACAACCTAAAGAAAGCATTATTGAACTCAGGTACTAACCCAAGTGCAAATGACTTGGTTAATACTGCGGCGAGGAACTATTTTCTTGGTCGTGTGGCTGGAGTGGACATATATGAATCGGCTTCAACAGATGTAGATGGAACTCCATCAACATTTAATGCTGTATTCCACAGAAATGCAATTGGTATGGTCATGAAGCGTGACCTGCGTATCGCTACGCAAAGAGACGAATCTATCAGAGGTTTTGAAGTAGTTGCTTCAGCGGCGTTTGGCGCGGCATTACTTGATGATAACAAAATCGTTAAGATACATTCGGACGCGGCTATCTAATTATAGTATATAGGAGGACAGGATATGGCATTCGCAACAAACAGTGATTTATTACAGTATGTACCAACTATAACAAGTCACGGAATCACAGATTTCTCAACGCAATTAACTGCGGCAGAGAATGATGTGAAAAGGTACATTGAAATAGAGTGGTATAACAAGGCTTTTAGTCAAGGGTTTAACCAGCTTGGTCGAGCTGTTGGCACAGAGTTTAATGCATCACTATTAACTGAATCACAATGGACTAGAGCCACTGTATTCAGAGCGTTGTATGCTCATATCCTACCTCTGTTGTCGCCTTTTACAGTTGGTGGAGATACTTTTAGAGAAATGATTGATTATTATAGACAAAGATACAATGAGGAAATTAAAGCAGAAATTTCTCAAGGTGTTGAATATGATGGAAATAATGATGGGTCAATTAGCAGAAGTGAAACACACAAACATAGGCAAGACAGGATATACAGATAATGAGTATACGCGAAAGCATAACAGCACACATCGTAAGTCAAATAGATGCGATCACAGATGTTAAGACTTGTACTAGAGAACCTAAAGTACTTTCTGATTTAGCGGCAACAAGCTTCCCACATATTTTAGTGGAAAGTGCTAATGAAAGAAGAGAGGACTCGAGTGCGGGTAATACGATAAGGCGTAAAGCAACAATGGATATATTGATTAATGTTATAGTTTATGGCAACGATCGAGATCAAAGTAGAAATAGTATTATTGAAAAGATCGAAGAAAAGTTAGCCCTAGATACAACATTGGGCGGTAATGCATTGAACAGCGGAACAACTGAAATCGTAATAAGAGAGATCGGTGAAACAGCACCATATGGACAAGCGGCAATTGTTTACACAGTTGAATATTATTACACCCGTGGTAATGTTTAACAACACTATTCACTAAGAATAGTTAATGCTAATTTAGGAGAATACAAATGGCAGAAACACTAGGACTTAACGGCGTAGTTAGATTAAGTGACACTGGTACTACATTGGATGCGAACCATGAAATGCTTCATGTGACATCGTTCTCAATTTCAGAGACAAGTGAAACCGTAGATACAACATCTATGGGCGACGCATCTCGTGAAATCATCGCAACTTTCAAAGGCTTCAACGGTTCTGTTGAAGGTTATTGGGACAAAGATGATCCATCAATTGGACACGACGCATCACCTACAGCACCAGTTGTACAAGCAGGCGATAAAATCGATTTTGAACTTTACCCGAATACAGCTTCTGTAGCAGGTAATGCAGTATATTCAGGTTCGGCTATCGTGACTGATATTACAAGAAGCCAAAGTTTTGATGGAGTGACTGAATATTCAATCACTTTTGAAGGAACAGGCAACTTAACATACGGCGTAACATCGTAAGGTTAAAATATTATGGTACGCTCGAGCAACCCTAACGATATTATAAAAGATATTGAAACGAGACTCGAGCGTACTGTTCAAGCTGATTTAAAAGAGATAAATAAGTTAATAAAGGCAAATACGCCTTATAATACAGCAAGAAGAAGTGGAACTCACGCAAGAGACAGATGGAGATCCACAGGAGAATATAAGTTAGGAGTATCTAAGAAGATGTTCGAAAATAAAGCAACATACATCGGTATATTGGATGCAGGAAGTGTGCGTAGCAAGTACGGACCTAAAATGCATAGTGTACACGGCATAAAACCCCATAGCGGCAATAAAAAGAATACAACAAGCCCTATTGCTAAAGATGGTATAGTTGCACCAGCGTTAGAGAAAGTATTGACTCGAAATCGCAAAATAAATTAATATGACGGAGAAAAAAATGACTAAACCACAAAGAAAAAGATTGATTGATAACGCAGTAGCACACTTTGAGACTATTATCGCAGGTGGATTATTGGGTCCAATCAAAGTTCCTGAATGGGATGCAGAGATTTATTACAAAAGTACAACAACAATGGCGCAAGAAGCGGCTGTTATTGAACTCACACAACAGGGTAAAACAACAGAAGGATTGGTTGTGCAATTGATTATTAAGGCTCTTGATGCTGATGGAAATCCATTATTTGATATGGGTGATAAACACAAGCTGATGAGAGCAACAGATCCAGCTGTTATACTAAGAATAGTGACAGCTATGAATAACGATATTAAAGATAAGGATGACAAGGCGGGAAACTAAATGACCTCCCTGATATTCGATTTTTATATAAGTTAGCGTTGGATCTTGGAAAGAGTGTTGAAGAGGTGATGAACTTTTCAACATTTGAGCTAAAAGGTTGGGTTGATTACTTTACTTGGGTAAACAAAGAAACTAAAAAAGCTCAACAGAAGAGAGGGAGGCGATAAATGGCCAGTACATATGAACTCATACTAGAGGTTGTAGATAAGACTAGTAAACCTATCAATGATGTAAACAAGGCGTTAAAAAGTACAAACACAAGAGCTACAAAAGTAAATGCTACTGTTAAGAAAATGAACAGTACATTTAAATCAATTGGAAGTGTTGGTTTAAAAGGTTTAGGTAGCTTAACAAGAGGTTTAAGAAACGCAGGACTGGCGGCAACTGCGGCGGCAGGTGCTTTTGCATTTATGGCTAAAAGTACTATTAACCAATTGGACACATTGGGTAAAGTAGCAAACAAATTGGGTGTCACAACAGAATTCCTATCCAAGTATCAAGTTATAGCAAATAGAGCAGGTATTAGTACAGAAACCTTTAACATGGGTTTACAGAGATTTTTACGAAGACTTGGTGAAGCTCAAATGGGTACTGGTGAACTGTTAAAACCATTACAAAAAATGGGCATTAGTATGAAAGACTCTAACGGTAAGTTTAGAGAAGGTACTGATGTATTCGCAGACTTTATGATGAAATTAGCAGGTACCACAAACAGTACTGAAAAATTAGCATTAGCAATGAAAGGTTTTGACTCAGAAGGTGTTGCAATGGTTAACATCGCAGATATGGGTGCGGCTAAAATTGCATTGATTGGACAAAGAGCAGAAGAAGCAGGATTAGTTATTAGTGGGTCGCTAACAAAAGCGGCAGAAGAAGCAAATGATAGTTTATCAGATTTATTTGATTTTGGTAAAGGTTTTAGAATGCAGTTTTTTGGTGCATTAAGTGAAACAATTGAAGAACTATCAGAAATGTTGCGTGAAAGAATTAAAATTAGCATAGAAGGTGCTGGCGGTATGAAAGCGTTCGCAAATGATTTAGCGGCCGCGTTTTTAGAAGGTACAAGTAGATTTATAACAGCAGTTGCAGGGTTCGTAGATGACTTTACAAACGCATTCGCCACATTCACAAACGCATTAAAACAAATAATTGTAGCAATATCAAATATTCCTGGTGTTGGTTTTGATGCTAAAATAGGAGCACCGACAGATCAATCAGCAAGAAAGAAAGCATTACAAGAAGAACTGGATATTATAAATGAACAGTTCGAAGAAATGTCTAAAGTTGCGTTTGGATTGGGTAATAATATAGACACGGGTATGCAGGGCGCAATGGATAGTATGATGTTGCGTATGCAAGAATTAAGATCGGAAATAAATGCAATAGAAAATGATACAACTATGTATTTCCAATTGATGGAAACAGATAGTACGACAGCCGCAGATGCTGTTGGTAAAGTCACAAGTAAGATTGATGAACAAGCCGTTAAGTTAAGAGAGAATGCCGAAAAGTTTAGAGAAGAAGCAAAAGCCAAAAAAGAAAATGCGGATGCCACAGAAGATTTAACAAATAAAAATAACACTATGGTACAAGCAATGACTCCGGCGCAAATAAAAGCACAAGAGTTTGGCGAGTTTATGAAAAAGCTTCAAGAACAAATTGCAAAAACAACAAAAGAAACAGAATTTAAAGCACAGGCATTAAGTTTTATCAAGAAAGAATTTGAAGCAGGGCGTATGAGTATAGATCT